GGACGGCGTCGGCGTCCTTACGAAGACACAAGCTCTTTCGGGTATCGGTTCCGCCGCTTCGGATGGTGACTCGGCTATCACGATCGCCGCCGGAGTCGTGCCTCTCTTCGGAATCGGGTCCGCTTCGGCCGACGGCGACTCGGTCCTCACCGTATTTGACCGCCTCTTAGGATCGGGCGGAGCAGCGTCGGACGGCGATGCGGTCCTCTCGTCCGTCCAAGCCCTTTCCGGCGTAGGAGGAGCATCCTCGGACGGCTCAGGGGTACTCACGGCGAAGCAGACTCTCGTCGGAGCAGGCTCGGCGGCAGCGGACGGCGATTCCGTTATCTCGAAGGAGATCGCGCTGCCTGGAATCGGTTCCGCGAGTTCTGCCGGAGACTCGACGCTTACGAATATCCAAGCGCTCGTCGGTGTTGGTTCCGCAGCGTCCTCGGGCGACTCGGCGATCTCGGTTCTCCGTGGACTCGTAGGTTCCGGAGACGCGGCCGCAAGTGGCGACTCGATCCTCTCGATCTCCGGTCAGGTCGTCCTCCTCGGTGTCGGTTCCGCAGCCTCGGCCGGTGACGCGACCGTCTCGAAGGACATCGACCTCCTCGGAGTCGGAGCAGCAGCGTCCGACGGAACCGGCGTCCTAACGGCGAAGCAGACTCTCGTCGGAGCCGGTGGTGCCGCGTCGGCCGGTGACTCCTTCCTCCTCATCACGGTTCAACTCCCCGGTGTCGGAGCAGCCTCCTCCGCTGGCGACGCCTCTCTGTCGAACCTCCAAGCTCTCGTCGGTGTCGGTAGCGCGGCGGCGGACGGCGTCGGAGTCCTCTCGAACGTACAGGCGCTCGTCGGTGTCGGCTCGGCTGCGTCCGGAGGAGACTCGGTCCTCTCGACCGCTGGTGCAGCACCGCTACTCGGAACAGGAAGCGCGGCGTCTGCCGGAGACGCGACGCTTACGTCGGCGCAAGCGCTGCAAGGTTCGGGTGCAGCAGCGTCCTCGGGCGACTCGACGATCTCGATTGGTGGCCTCGTCGCGATAGTCGGTTCCGGCGCTGCTGCATCCGATGGACTCGGAGCGATCTCGAAGGCGCAGGCGCTCGAAGGGATCGGATCGAACGCCTCGGACGGAACGGCGGTCCTCACTGTCTTCGACCGGATGGTCGGAGCCGGAGGAGCAGCCTCCACCGGAGACGGGCTTCTCTCTTCGACGATGTCTCTCTTCGGAACCGGAGGAGCAGCGGCGACCGGAACGGCGACAGTGTCCTCGATCCAGTTCCTCGTCGCAGTCGGCGGAGCGGCATCCGACGGAGACGCGATCCTTACGAAGACGCAGACACTTATCGGTGTCGGCGCTGCCGCTTCCGACGGAACGTCGACGCTCGGGCTCAAGGCGCTTACCTTCTGGGACGAGAAGCCCGTCGGGAAGTCTCCGAACCCGATCGCGTTCGACAAGTCGCCGGTCCTCTTCGACAAGGTCAAGAAAGGGAACCCGACGCCTTGGTGATTCCTGCTACCGTCCCAGCGAAGGAGAAGACATGGCTCTAGCGACAATGGAAGAGTTCGAGCAGTTCGGGCAGGTCGATATAACGAACCAGTCCGACGTCGCGGTCCTCCAATACATCGACGACGCTTCGGAGATCATCAACTCCTACTGCGACCGCACCTTCGAGGAAGACTCGTATGTCCAGACGTTCGACGTCGACTACTGGTCGACGCTCCTCCGGATAGATAACTGGCCGCTGACCGCCGTCGCCTCGATCGTAGAGAACGACCTGACGCTCGTCGAGGACGAAGACTTCGTCTGGACCGACGACGGACTCCTCCGCCGCATCTCCGCTTCGTCACCGAAGGTCGGACGAAACTGGCTCCGAGGCGTCCAAGTAACGACCGTGACGTACACGGGCGGGTACGCCGCCGTCGACGTTCCGAAAGCGATCCGAGCCGTCTGCCTCCGCTCCTCGTTCCGCGCTTTCCAGGCAGCAGCCACGTTCGCGAACGCCGGAGGAGTCGCCGTCGCCGGAGTATCGGAAGTCGACCTCGGACCGGCCGGATCAATCACGTATCAAGACGCCGACTCGATGCCTGCTCTCGCCGACGTCGCTTCCGCCGCTATCGCGCTCGTCGGATCGGAGAAGCAGATTCTCGACCACTATCGGAGGCGAACATGACTGACATCCTCATCTCCGTCCTCGTAGTGTTCGCCGTCTTTACGATCCTCCGGACGGTCGTCTACCGAGTATTGCTGGCGTGGGAGATCGCGAAGGCGCAAGATGTCGACACAGACTGAGGTCGCCTCCCAACTCCGCACTTACCTGACGGCTTCGCTCGTCGACGCCGTAACGATCACGGAACCGGACGCGAAGGGGACACTGAACCAGTCGACCGGCCAGATCGAAGGCGGAACGGCGACGACGATCTACACCGGACCGGCGCTCGTCAGGCCGGCCGGAGACGGCGTCGCCATGTTCGGCGAAGAGCAGATCGCTTCCGCTTCGCATCTCGTCGTTCTCCCACCGACCGGCGTCGCCGCTATCGGAGTCGGACAGACGGTCGAGGTGACGACGTCCGGACTCGACGCCGAGCTCGTAGGACGGAAGCTCACGATCCGAGCGATCCACTTCGACTCCTACGAGACGATGCGAGTCGCACTCTGCGGAATGAATCTGGGCGGCGGTCCGAGTGCCGGTTAACATCGAGTTCGAGGTCACCGGCGACGAGGCTTGGGTCGCGGCGCTCCGCTGGAAGCAGACGAACGTCGTCGACGAGATTCAAGACACTTTCATGCTGTACGGCCAGAAGGTGACGGACTCGGCGCAGAAGTACGTCCGGTCGAACGCCTACGACACCGGATCGCTACATCGCTCGATCGACTGGAAGACGCAGGAGGGCCGGTCGTTCATCAAGCTCGAAGTCGGTCCGATGAAGGACGCACTCGACCGGAGTTCCGGCGATAAGGAAGCGACGGACTATGCCCATTGGGTTCACGACGGTACGTCTCGGATGGCTCCTCGACCCTTTATGGACGTTGCCTGGAAGAAACACGAGAAGCGACTCATGCGGAAGATGCGGAAGATCGCTCAGACCATCGACCGAGTCCGATAAGGAACACGAATGCCGCTCACGATCATTAACAACGATGCACACACGACCACCGTCGTCAACCACTTAGGCGGCGCAGGGTTCGCGATCGGAGACGGCGAAGCTCCGGAGTCTCCGTCGCCTGACTTCCCTTACGCCGTCGTGTATCGGCTCCCCGGCTCGACCGACGGTCCGATGAACGATCAGGACGCCGATGTGGAACTCACTTACCAAGTAACCTCCGTCGGCGTCCGTAGAGATCAAGCCGAGTGGCTGCAATGGAAGCTGCGTGACCGATTCTTAAATACGGCGTTCGCTGTCGTTGGCCGGTCGATCTCCGAGGTCCGTATCCTTGTTGACGGTCCAACGGAACGAGACGACGACGCTCGGACCGGAGACGGTCAATCGTTGTTCTACTCGATCGACATCTTCGCCTTCTGGTCGACTCCGGTCTAGTTCTAGGACCGGACGACGACTCCTCGCCCTATCGTCGTCCGGTCCTCGAAGCCCACTCGACGATCTCGCCCCATTTCCAGATCGGCGATCCGGAGATCGTCGCCGCCGGATCGGGAAGGACGCGCCTCTGCCGCCACTTATCGACGGTGGCTCGTTCGACGCCGAGACGTTCGGCGATCTCGACAGGGCCAACGAGGTCCGGAAGCGGAGTCGTCTTCGGTCGAGCGTCGGAGCCGGGGCGCATACCGTCCAGACTATCGAGACACGATGCTGGCGTCCAACTCGAAACGACCCTAGAGTCCGAGGAGTCCGACCGAACGGAGGCACCTATGCCGGTCGAGTTCATAACCATCCACCATCCGAAGATCAAGGCGGAAGCCGTCTCGACTCGGATCGCGCTCGCCGCGACTGGTGGTCTCGGTGACAAGGGATGGAAGGCTGGCAAGCTGCCGAAGCCGAAGTCCGAAACGAAAGCGAAGGAGTAGCCGATGGCTAGAGGAATTGGAGCAGGTATTGCTGAGCTGTGGTATGTAGCCACGATCGCGATATACACCGCACCCACAACTACCGAACTGAACGCCGGAGTCGACCTGACCGGCTTCCTTACCGACGGAGGACTCACGACACCGTTCGCTGGTTCCGTAGTCGACGGAGCCGATATGTCCTCGGCGTTCAACAAGACGAGTTCCGGCACCTACGGAGGACAGCCGCTCACCGCCGAGTTCTTCAAGGACTTGGTACAGGGCAGCGATACGGCGTTCACGACCCTGCCTCGCGGCACCGTCGGATATTTCGCGATCGTCCGCCGTCCGCTCGCAGCCAAGAGCACTTTCGCCATTGCCGACTTCGTCGACATCTGGCCGATGGACGTCATAACCGCCGACGATCTCCCGATCCAGCGGAACGAGTTGCAACGGTTCATGACCGAGTGCGCCGTGACCGACGTTCCAGCGATCGACTTCGCCCTCGTTGCGTAGCCGATGAACATAGCTGACGTTCTCAAACGCAAGAAGCCGCAACGACGAACGGTCGACGTACTCCTCGATTCAGGAATCGCCGAACGACACGCCGCAGCGCTTCTCGATCTCCGAAAGGCTGAAAGAGTCGCCGTCCGATCAAACGACACGGACGTACAACACCAGCCGATCCTCATCGCGGAAGCGATCGAGAGTATGGAGATCGAAGTCGAGGAGGCCACCGTCAGGTTCACCGTCGAAGCGGTCCCAGCTGTCCGATGGTCTGAGATGGTTGGCGAGTATCCGCCGACCGAGGAACAGATCGACGACAACTGGCCCTACGACCCCGAGAAGATGGGGCCGGTCCTCCTAGCCGAGTCGATCGTCGAGATCGACGGGCTACCGGAAGACGTCTCGATCGAACAAGCGACAGAGATATGGGAAGAGTGGTCCGACGCTGAACGGTCGACTCTCTTCCTCGCCGCTGTCGCCGTGAACCGCGAGGTGCGCAATGTCCCTTTCACCAAGCCCGAATACAAACGGACGGAGCCTTCCGAGAAGAGTTGACGTACTGCGTACCGCTCGGACTTCCACATTCCGAGTTCCTGTCGTGGCCCGTCGACGACCAGTCGAAGGCGCTTGCCTGGAATCGTGCGCAATCCGAACGCTGCGGACGCTGCCGGACGTATTCGTGGCAGTGGGACGGAAACCACGAACCTTACGAAGCTGCGACGGAGCGGTGCCGAGGATGCGAACTCCTCGACGTCGCCGAGAAGGAAATGGAAGGAACGAAGAGTCGACTCTCCGGAGTGAAGCTCGGACTCTTCCCGAAGGAGACGAGCGTCGATGACTAGCCGGAACATCAATGTCAATATCGTCGCGAAGACGGGACGCTATTCGTCCGGCCTCAAGAAAGCGATGGCGGAGACGAAGTCGTTCGATAAGTCACTCGGCGGACTCGCGAACAAGGCAGCGAAGCTCGGTTCCGCTGCCGTCGTCGGAGGAGTCGTCGCGCTCGGCGTAGCGATGGCCGCCGTCGGCATCAAAGGCGCGAAGGCGTTCATGCAGTTCGAGGAGACGATGTCGAGGATCGAAGGGCTCGTCGGCGTGTCACACGAAGCCGTCGTCGCGTTCGGAGACGACGTCAAGGAGATCGCCCACGAGACAGCGGTCGGATCGCAGGAACTCGCCGAGGCGCTGTTCTTCATAACCTCCGCCGGACTCGAAGGACAGGAAGCGCTCGACACTCTCGAATCGTCGGCGAAAGCATCCGCCGCCGGCCTCGGAGACGTCGTAACGATCGCCGACCTCCTCACTTCCGCCGTGAACGCTTACGGCTCCGAAGTGATCTCCTCCGCCGAAGCGACCGACGTCCTCGTCGCTACGGTCCGAGAAGGTAAAGCAGCCGCACCGGAACTCGCGTCGGCGATGGGTCGAGTCATTCCGATCGCTTCTCAAATGGGGATCGGTTTCGACCAAGTCGGTGCGGCGATCGCCGCCATGACGAGAGTCGGCCTCGACGCCAACGAAGCAACGACCGCGCTCCGTTCGATAATGACGTCGCTCCTCAATCCGACGACGGACGCCGCACGCGCACTCGAAGAGGTCGGCCTCTCCGCCGGAGGTATCCGAGCGACGATGGCCGGACCGGGAGGACTGCTCGAGGGATTGGTTCAGATCAACACCGCCTTCGATGGCCAGGCAGACGCCACGACGAGAGTCTTCGGGAACGTCCGAGCGCTTACCGGAGTGCTGTCGCTTATGGGATCGAACCTCGAAGACACTCGCGATATCTTCGACGAAGTCGCGGCATCCGCAGGCACCGCCGGAGACGCCTTCGACGTAGCCGCCGCGACGTCGGCGTTCGCGTTCAAGCAGGCGAAGGTCGATATCGAGAACGCACTCCTCGGAATCGGTGAACAGATCATGCCCGATATCGCCGCTGCGCTCGAAGAGGTCGGTCCGCTCATCCCCGATCTCGTTACTGCGATCGGCGACTTGACGATCGCTTTCATCGACCTCGCCTCGTCCGCTGTTCCGGCGGCGACGGAGGTAATCAAGTTCGCTACCGAAGCGCCCGAAGTCTTCAAGCAAGGAATGTTCGGGTTCGCTTCCGGAGTCGACGCCTTCAACAACATCTTCGATACGATGCTCGGTCCAAATATCAACATCAACGACTTTATCAACGACTTCGATCGAGATATGAACATGCTCTCGAAGGTAATGTCCGAGGTCCGCTCCGGACTCGATAGCGGATTCCTCCGAGACGACGCACATGCTCTGGCCACGGCCATCGGAACTCTCGGCATGGAAGGAGGTATCACGGCGGCGCAAATGAACGGACTCCAAGACGCCTTCCACGCCACCGATATCGAGATGGGAATCGCACTCCAGAGGGTCTCGGACGTCGCCGAAGGACTCGGCATCACCGAGGCGGAGATGCAACATCTCATGGTGGCGTTCGGGTTCTACACCGAAGCCGTCAACGAGAACGCAGCGGAGGTCGAGCAGGCGAACGAAGTCACTCGTCTCCTCGGCGCTTCGGAACGGTGGCTCGCGCAACAGGCGGCAGATGCTTCGTCCGTCATCGAGGACTCCGGTCCGGTGTTCACGGAGTACGGAGAAGCGGTCGCCGCAGCGATGGCGGAAGTCAACGGCCTGGCCAACGCGATCCTCGAACTCTCGTCTCCGTCACTGAAAGCGATCAACGCTGTCGAGAAGATGCAGACGGCGGAGGAATCCCTCAACGACGTCCTCGCCGATACGAAGGCGACGACGGAGGACGTAGCGCAGGCGCAACTCGACTTCGCCGTCGCGATATTCGAGGCGCAAGGGGCGCTCGACGGCGTCGACGCGAACTCGGTCAACGGTGCGATGCAGATTCTCCAAGACGCACTCGGACTGTCCGACGACGAAGCACGCGACCTCCTCGAAACTCTCGGACTCCTCGACGGAACGGACGTCAACTCGACCGTCACGGTCACGCACCGGAACCAGTTCGACGACTTCGATCGAGGTCCCGGCGGTGCCCGAGCTCACGGAGGGCCGGTCAGTGCCGGAGGATCGTTCCTCGTCGGCGAGCAAGGACCGGAGATATTCACGCCGAACGCGTCCGGCCGGATCATTCCGAACGACCAACTCGGCTCGAACGCTGGTGGCCGAACCGTCCAAGTGACGATCACGGGGAACGAGATCGCCGAGTCGATCGACTTATCGCAGGCGGTCCAGACCGGACTCCTCATGGCAGGTATAACCGAAGAGGTCGAGTTCCTCGGCTCGACGACGGTGAGGTGAAGCATGGCAGTATTCGCATATTCGATCCGAGCCGAAGGAGGATCGGCTTCGCCGTTCTCGACGTGGGCTTCGATGGCGCGCATCCATCCGGAAGCGTCCGCTCCGCTTCGAGGACGAGGCGGACAGATCGTCGCCTACGACGAACGCGAAGCCGCCGACCCTGACTCCTCATACGCCAACTTCGACTTCAACTTCGAGATACAGACTCTCCGGACGGAGGACGCAGGCGTCTTCGAGGACCGATCCGAGATACTGAAACTCCTCGGCCAGCAAGGGACGAAGCTGTACCTCGTCCGCACCGCACCGTTCCAAGGAACCGTCGAGATTCCGGTCACTGTCCTGTCGGCTCCTACGACGACCGATCCCCGTAACCGCATCTCGGTCGTCCTCCATACCCTCGAACCGTTCTGGCGAGGCACCGAAGTGACTGGTGCGAATCCGGTATCGACAATCACGCCCGCCGGAGACGCACCGTCTCGCGACCCGATCGTGACGCTGTCCGCCGGAACGAACCAAGTCCTCACGAATACGCTATGGGGTCAGGCGATAACGATCACCGGCTCGACCGGAACACCCATCGTTATCGACGTCGGCGAGAGGACCGTCCTCCAAGGAGGATCGCCGGCTGCGGCGCTGACCGAGTTCTCTCATCCTCGTTGGATGCAACTCCTCCAAGGATCGAACACGTTCACCCTTACCGGCGGAGGCACGGCCTCGATCGACTACTTCCCGAAGTGGCGGTAACCGATGCCGTATCCGAAGTGGATCATCGAGGCGTGGACGCTCCCCGGCGTCGGTGCCTTCGAGCGCAAGATCGCTTCCGTATCCTATATGGATGCGTCCTTCTCGAACGAGATCAGTAACGCCGGTCGAGGCGTCCTCGTCTTGCCTGGAACTTTCGACATCGACTCGATTCTCTCCGACACCGAAGGTGCCGTCATCCGAGTTATGGAGAACGTCGGTGGGACGCTTGTCGAGCAGAAGACGTTCTACGCACGCCGCTGGACACGTGACCAGACGGAGGACGCCGAGACGGTCTACTCGCTGACGGGTCCCGGCATCGGAGACGTAATGTCGTCCGCTGTTGTTTACGCCTTCGACCATCCTCTCGACCCGACCGTTCAGCCCGATTGGACATGGGGCGGCGAGAACGAGTTCCTCGTGAACGCCGAACTCACCGACAACCGACTCACGTTCGACTTCGACGACGACGAGGCAGGAGGAGCGAAGTCGGCGTCGGCGATCCTCGAATCGAACCCGACCGAAGGCGAGATCGAGATCACGACCGACGAAGCCTTCTCGGGTACGAAGTCGTTGGAGTTCAATCCGGACGGCGTCTCCGGAGGATTCCACTCCGGCGTCCAATGGAATGTCGACGTCGACGGCGACGGTCGCCGCATCCAATTCACGATCCGGCTCAAGTCGAACACGATCGGCCGACGGTTCACCGCTTTCGTTGTTCCCGATCCGAAGGGCGCTGGAACGCACCATTCGACGAACGGCTACACCTTCGACGGAACGTACTGGTGCGAACTCGACAACGTCCCTCGGGCGTCGGCGAAGGACGGGAACCCTCCCGGCTCGACGGACGGAACGTGGCAGACCTTCGCTATGGACGTCACGCTCCCTATCGGGCAATTCGATATGCCGGTCGGAGTCGTCTACGACCACCACGACCTGCCGGACAACGGGCCGGTCGCTTATCTCGACGACTTCGTTGTCTCCGGAAACGGCCTCGGCCTAGCACCGTGGACGTCGTTCGGAACGATGTCGATCTGGGCGGTCGTCGTCCATCCGAACTACGTCGACGAGTTCGCGATCAGCCATATCGCGACCGGAGTCGATATGGCTGGCACCCATCAAATTATCCAAGCGACTCCGGGGATGACGATCTCCGGGTCGGTCGAGATATACCACGAAGCCGGAGTCAACCGAGACTTCACTGTCCGGTTCGTGAAGGTCGACGGAGGGGCGATCATCTCCTCGACGGTCGTGTCGGTGCCGACCGATACCGATACCGTCATTGAGGTAACGGCTCAGGTCCCGGCCTCGGCGACGAACCCGACCGAAGTCTATTTCACCATATTCCCGACGGCGATCATTACCGACGAATGGTGGGCGTCGAGATTCCAAGTGTGGGCTGGACTCACCGAGACGACCGCTGGCGGGATCATGCAGGCGCTTATGGACGACGCAGCCGTCGACCATATCGGCGAGTCCGGTGTCTACGTTCGCGACCATCTCGGCTTCATCAAATACGACGGCTTCGACGAGACGCTCGACTCGAATGGAACAGCCTGGCCAGAGACGCTTTCGTTCCGAGCGCAACAAGGCAAGTCGTATCTCCAAGTCCTCGGTGACCTCTCGACTCTCGGCTACGAATGGGACGTCGCGTGGAACGACGGCGCAGGCATGTACGAACTCAGCCTCTTCGTTCCATACAATCCGGTCACGCTCGGCGGAGGACTCGGCTCCGATCTCACCGCCTCCGGCGTCGCCGTTACTTGGGGTGCCGGTGTTACCGGCGGACCGCTTATCCGATCGGCACCTTCCGGAAACGCGGCGATCAGTCGAGGCGCAGAAGGACTCCTCGGGTTCTCTACCGATGCGACCTCGATCGCGAACTTCGGGCGGCGAGAGATCGCCGAGCTCGACGACAATCTCCTCTCGCCGACGACGGTCCAGTCCCTCGCCGACCAGATACTCATCGAACGACTGTCGGCGACTACGGGCCAGCAGACGACCGTAGAGGGCGACGTGGCGGATCGTCCGCTCCGAGACTTCGACGCTGGCGACCGGATCGCGACACAATCTCAGTTCGGCCTCGTCGATCGGCGTATCCGGAAGATTGAGTCGTCGCTGTCGGAGGAACATACGAGCTTCTCCCTCGACTTCGATCGGCAGACGTTCGGCGGAGGTTCCGGAGGAGCCGAAGCGATCCGGAGGCTGCTCCTCAAGTTCGACGGCCTGGACGACATAGCACCGGCAGATAACCTCGCTGCCGACGCCGAACCGTTCCGAGGTCCGATCGAAGTAACTTTCCTCGTCGCGTCCTCGACGGCGCGATCCGAACTCAAAGCCGTCGCCGACTACGTCTGTTCAGGCGTCGACGACCACTTAGAGATACAGACAGCGCTCGACTCGTTGCCGACCGGAGGCGGACGAGTCATGCTCTCCGAAGGGTTCTTTGATATCGTCTCGGAAGGAGGAGCCGGAACCGCAGCGCTCGGTATGCCGACGCACAGCACCCTCGAAGGAGTCGGGGCGGCGACTGTCCTCAGCTGCTACGGCGACAACTCGACGATCGAACAGATCGGCATCGACATGGGGCAGGACTGTACGGTGTCGAACCTAGAGATCGACTTGGGTCAGAACGACGACGACAAGTTCGTCGGAATCTACACGAGTTCGTCTAGGTGCCTCATCGAGAACGTCAACTCGAACCAAAACCCGAAGGGGAACGCCGTCACGTTCGCGAGGATCGCCTTCGGCGGCATAATGCAGAACTGTATTCTCTGGGGGATATCGAGCTGGGGTCCAGAACTCTACGAAGGAACGATCGAAGGCTGCTTCTTCTCCGGAGTCGGAATGATCTGGTGTCCGCCATCATCGGACAATGTCCACATCGTCGGTAACCGCTTCGCCGGTCGGACAGCGATCAAATTAGAACTCGGGACAAGGGCAACGATCGTCGGAAACCACTTCCCTGATCAGACAGACTTCGCGAACCAAACGATCTGGATTGTAGACTGGGACAAAGCGACGATCTCCGGAAACTACTTCGGTAATCAAGTGACTGGCTCCTAATGGGACGCGTAACAAATGCCATCGACTTCCACGGTGACAGCTTCGACATCGCGATCTCCGGCAACCTATTCGAGTCGCAAGCGATCGTCTTCGCCGACGGCTCGGAGGTCGAGGGGCTGGCGATCGTCGGGAACCTCTGGTCGACCTTGGAGAATACGGCCGGGAATAAAGGCGCGATCATTCTACAGCAGGACAATCAGTCGGCCGGTGTCCGGCTAGAGAACGTCGTGATCGCTAACAACGTCTTCCCGAACAAGGGCAATATCGACTTAGGGATCGGAAAGACGGCGCTCCTGTCGATCGTCGGGAAACTGTCGATCACGGGGAACCTCTTCGATACGTCGTCGCCGTTGTCGCCGCCGATCGCGATCAAGGTGAACGGTGCGAGCCAGAGTGGGAACATCCTCATCGCGAACAACACGATCCGTATGGAGTCGACCGGCCAGACTTGGGCGATCGAAGTGCTCGGGAACCCGACCGTCGGTATCGACGACGACCTCTCCGTCATAATCTCCGGAAACCAGATTCAAGGATCGGACGGCATCCATGTGAAAGACGGAACGCATGTGACCGTTAAGAGCAACTCGCTACCGCACGAACGAGGAGCGACGGAGACGGACGCCGACCTCACGGCGTCTCAGATATGGGTCGAAGGCGAGAACGAGTACGTGTTCGTGTCCGATAACGACGTCGCTCTAGGAGACAAGGGCGACCAGACCACGCTCGGCGGAGTAATCAACGTCGAAGCGACCGAAGGCGGCATGGTGATAGCGAACTCGATCGTCGGACACGAAGTCGGCGGAGTCGATACGGCGATCAATGTTGACGGTCCGTTCTACGTCGCCGATAATTACTACATGGGTGTTGGTCCTCGGTGGGCGTCAGGTAAGACTCCGCTGTCGAACGGCATCGTCGTTGTAGGCTCCAGCGCAGTTATCGGGATCAACCGGATGCTCCTCGACTTCGCCGGAGCGTCCGGAGTGTCGCGGCAGAGGAACGAGTTCATCGTCGGACAGATCGGCGTCGGCTCCGGAGCCTCCGACGGCGACTCCGTCCTCACCGTCACTTAGGAGAACCATGAAGATCACGACGAAGCGACCGACCGCCGGCGAGCTCGCCGCCGTCTCCGGCAAGTCGGAGGAGAAGTGGGCAGGCATCCTCGAACACGCCGACGTCTTCGTCGCCGCTCGCGACGACGACGTCCTCGTCGGCTTCTCCTACGCACATGGCGACTCGGACGCGTGGACCGTCGAACGGTTATGGGTCGCGACGGAGCATCGCTCCTCGGGGATCGGGACGAAGATACGGCTCCGTGTCTTGAAGGAATGTACGAAGAGGACCGTCGGCGGAGGAGTCGTCCGAGGGTACATCACGGCGAGATCGGAACCGTTCTGGGACTCGATCGACGGCACCACGCTTACTCACGGAGCGACTGGCGAACGGATCATAGATGGCGATCTGTAGTGGATGCGCCTTCTACGATCGCAGGTTGGGCGACGACGATCGCCGCGGTCACCGTCTTCCTGAGCGTATGGACAGGAGCGGCTTTGAGTCTCGGTAAACAGTACATCCATCGGACGGTCGCCGACGTCGTCCGCGAGTCGATCGACAGGGCGATGCAACCGATACAGCTACAGCTCATCACGATGAACGGCGAGCTTATTCGTGTCCGCGAGATCGAGTCGAAATTAGAGAACGGACTGACGTCGGAGGTCGCGAGGATCGGCGGAGTCGTCGACGATATCCAACGCCATTTCATGTGGGACGGAAGCGATCGAAGGGTGAGAGAATGAACCGGATACCGAACACTGTTGTGCAGCTCCTTCGTTCGAGAGGAGTCGACGTCGTCGTCGAGGACGGAGCTTGGACGCGAGGAGCGGACTTCGCTCGCGGCATTTACGGAGGCATGCTCCACCATTGGGGAGGTTCCGCCGCAGCCGCCGGGAACGTAAGAGCAGGACACTGCTACCCGAAGACGGACGGAGGACTCCGAACAGATAACCGCATCATCTGTAACTGGTTCGCCGACCGGAGCGGAACGCTACATCTCATCGCCTCCGGAGCAGCGACCTACGCTTCCTGCTACGGATCGAGGAAGACGCTCGAAGAGGTCCGCACCGATACTTGGCCAGGCGGAACCGCACGCGAACGAGGCATAACTGACATCTCTATCTGCGGCAATCGCTACTTCTGGAACATGGAAGCCGAACACCCCGGCGACGGCTCCTCGATGCCCGACGTACAGGAACTCGCGATCGCGACTCTCACTGCCGCCATGTCGGAAGTCCTCGGCCAGTCGATCGAACAGACGATCGGCCACCTCGAATGGCGAGCGACGAAGATCGACCCACGCTGGGAAGGGCCAGGCAACCGGATGCCTGCGATCCGAACCGAGGCGCAAGCGATACTCAACGGAGGACCAGCGCAACCGATACCACCACAGGAGATCGACACTATGGAAATGCCACCGACCATCGAGTACGGCGACGGATATTACAACACGACTCCGGCCGGTTCCGGCGGCGATAAGGCGCTCGGGTTCTACGTCGAGAACGCACAGTCGCTCCTCACGATCCGAGGCTTCATCGACGAGAAGTCGGAGGACGACGGAGCGATCCCTGTCGACGGGAAATACGGTCGAGGAACCGAAGCAGCGGTCGAAGGATTCCAAATATCGGTCGGCCTCGACGACGACGGCTCGGTCGGTCCGATGACTTGGACGGCGCTACTTCTGGCGCAATAACGAACGGAGAAACCATGAAGCAGATATGGGAAGCACTCTGGAACAATCCGGTCCTCGTGATCGGCGTCGTGACGCTCGTCTCGGTGACGCTCCTTAACGAGTGGACCGGCGCACCGGAATGGTTACGGATCGGCCTGACGGTCCTCATAGCTGTCGGTGGCCTCCTCGCCGCTAGGTGGTCCGTTTCCCCGACGGACTCCTACCGCGAGAAGGTTCCGGCGGACATCTAACGGTTCTCGCGCAGGAACCGTCAGATCGTCCCGTCCTAGCCGGTCCTACGGTCGCCACCTTCCGCGATCGAGGACCGACTACGGACGTCCTCTTAGACCTCTCAGGATGCGATCTGAGCGTCTCTATCCTCCCAGAGGCGTACCGATACTCCCGGTGCCGGTATGTGGCAGGGACAGGCGCTGAGGTCGTAGCCGTATTGGGCGAGACGTTCGTGGTCGTTTCGTAATCCGGACGCTCCGAGCCAACCGTTCTTGAAGTCGGCGAGATGGACGACGAGCATCAGGCGTCCGGCGATCCGGTCGCCGAGTTCGTCGAGGAGCGCGTCGTCGACTTTCATTGTCGCCTCCGAGCTCGTCGCTCCTCGACCTCGTCTCGCATTATCTCCGCTCGGAGTTCCGATTGAGACGCCATCGCCAAGAGCGCCATAGCGAAACCTCCGACGAGTACACCAGCGCCGAACGCCACGATCGGAACGACCCAACCCATATCAATTTCCACGATATCCTCCGAGCGCGGTGTCCCATAAGTCCTGCTCCGTTATCCGGATCGTCTCGACCGTCTCCTCCTCGGACCACGGTTTGAGGTCCGCTTCCTCGAACTCCTCGACGTCGGTCAGTACGTTCCGGCGAGCGACCGGATCGGCACCGGGATACGCCGGAATCTGATACGTCGGTGACTTCTGCGCTTCTAGGTGTCGGATCGTTTCGTTCCGGTTGACGATCGTCGCTTCCGCTGCCGTGTACCTCTCGTGCCAGTTCCGGAACGACACGGAGAAGAACCCGAACCAGATCGCCGAAGCGATAATGAATCCGAACGCTGCTGCTGTTCCTTCGCTCATCGTTCGTAGTCTCCCTTCATATCTCCGGCGTTCGAGAGGAGCCACTTCCGTGCCTCGTTCGTCGCCGCCTCGAACGACTTCGCCTTCGGCGTCTCACGGTGTTTACCCATCCGGAGTTCGAGGTCGCCGTCGCCGCCTTCGCAGACCGTTATCCGGTCGCCTCGATAGATCAGGGTCATTGTTCGTCCTGCCATTACTGCTCCTCCTTGTCGCGAAACTCTCGATACCAGCACCGGAACCCATGCGCCGAAGAGACGAGGAGGACCGCTCCGATAATCCATCCGACGATCTCAGGCATTGGTGGCCTCCTTCGCTATCCGTTCCATGATCCATCGGACGACCGGAACCGTCACGGCGTTACCCATCTGTCGGTATCGCATCGAATCCGTGTTGCCTGGAATCTTCGTCCAGTCGTCGGGGAATCCCTGTAGCCGCTCACATTCGAGCGGCGTAAGTCTCCGGACCGTCTCGGCTCCCTCGAGCAGTACGGCGTGCTGCGGACGTCCGGCGTCGAGCGGCGGCGATCCGTCCTCGACCGTTATCGGGTCCTGCCTCGCGTTGACGACGAGGTCCGTCGCCGACTTGAAGTCGCGAGACTGGACCGTCGACGAGACTCCGTCCGGCCGGTATTTCCCGAACGCCTCCAAGCGATAGATGATCGTCCCCTTGTTCGCTCCGATATCGTTTCCTCCTCCGACGGCTCCGAGACTCCTCGCGAGTTCTCCGTCGGCGATCGCCTCTGAAGTCGTCACGACGGTGCCGGCGGTATCACCTTGCGTATTCAGAGTGCCGGTTACGTCGTCGAGTTCCCACCGCTCGAAGCCCTTATCCCATCCGTCTTTCGTAGCCTTTCGGTACGGGACAGGAGCGCCGTCTTCAAACCGGGAGGAAGGCGACGGCCTCGCCGCTCGGCTCGGTCGAGGATGCCCCTGCATGCCTTCGCCGAGAGCAAGTATCTCGGGTCGGGGGATTCCTCCAGAATGTCCCACAAGGAAGAGACGGCGGCGTCGTTGCGCCACTCCACTCCACTGGCTGTCCAGCACAGCCCAGACGACGCCATACCCATGTTCGGTAAGGGAGTCGACGATCGTTGCGAAGTCTCGACCGCCTCGGCTAGAGAGGATGCCAGCGACATTCTCGCCGACCACCCAATCGGGACGCCCCGCATCAATGAGGCGTCGAAACTCCCACCAGAGCGCGCCAGAATCTCCAGCCAACCCAGACCTCGTTCCTGCGACCGAGTAATCGGTACAAGGGAAGCCTCCGACGAGAACATCGACGGCTGGTGGTGTTTCGATTCCATGTATATCTCCTAGATTCTTGTCCGGCCAATGCGCTTCGAGGACTCGGCTCGCCGCCGGATCGTTCTCTGCCTGGAACTCGACTTCCATTCCTGCGGCCTCCGCCGCGAGGTCGAAGCCTCCTACTCCGGCGAACAACGATCCGACCTTCATACGACGACCTCGTTGTGGATATCGCAATTCGAGTTCCGGCATCTCGACGAGTCGGCGTGTATCCGAGCGACGTACTGCGTCGGCGTCAGGACTTCGTCGAACCTCTTCCTCGTGATCTCCTCCCACTCCGGCACCGGCTCCTTCGGTTCCGGAAGCGCACGATCCGACGTCCGGTAGAGATCGTCGATCGCTCCTCGACGCCGTTCCTTCCTCGCTGCGTGTAGGAGTTGCGATCCGTTCGGAGCGAACCGTTGTCCTTCCTCGTAGAACGCGAGGAGTCCGGTCCAGACGTCGGAGGCGTCGAAGTCTTCGAGGTCGTGGAAGTATGCGACCGCCTGCTCCGCCGTCCACGGCTTCTCGGGGAACCGAGCGCCGATCCATTCCATGATCTCCTGCCACTCCTTCGTTGTCGTCATCGGAGCGCCTCGATCGCCGCCGACGCTGCCGACCTCGTCGTCGCCGACTTCGACCGCTTGAGCGGAGGAGCGCCCAGAAGCTCGAAGTGCTTCTCGAACGCCTCGGCGGTCATAACGGCATCGGGGAAGTGGGTAGGCCAGAGCGACGCTCGACGTCGAAGCTCGGCGTCGAAGGAGCCGGTATGCGGCATCGAGTCGAGGACGTTCTGCGCGTAGAGTTTCGCGTTGATCTCGCGAGCGATCCGTCCGACGCGCTTCCTCTGCGCCGCCGTCGCGACCGTCATAGCGAAGGAGTTCGGATCGGTCAGGAACTCCCACGCGACGTTCGGAGCGGAAGTGTCTTTCACTGGTTGTCTATCGTGGTTGTCTGTTCGGGGTAGTTTCTCCGCCGGTTCCGGAGTAAGTTCTACTCCAGTCAGGGGTCGAAACTCCGCCGGAGTAATTTCTCCTCCGGAGTCGTTTCTACTCCGGTTGGTGTAGTCGAGGTCGAGGCGAGCCAACTCGACGACGATCGTATACCGATGCGCCTGACGGCTCCGATCGACGACGAGCCAGCCGCAGTCTTCGAGGTTCGAGATTCCTCCGGCGATCGTCTTCCTCGTCATCGGGAGATTGTCTTCGAGATAGCGGTGGCCTGGCCAAGCTCGGCTCTCCGAGTTCGCGAGCTTCATAAGGAGTCCATAGACCCGATATGCGGCGTTCGTGACCTCGACGTCGAGCGTCAGCGCATGCGGAATCTGAGCGAACGGAATCCCTCGAGGGATAACCGAACCGGATCGTCTCGTCATTGCTCCTCCCCGAACCGGCGCATCCTGTCGACCGGAACGAGCCGGAACTCGACAGCGTCTCGACGGAGACGGTTGGCCTCGTCGAAGGTCAAGTCTCCGGCATTAGTCACGGCGATCTCCATCTCCGACGTTCCTTCCATCGTCTTCCGGATACTCACGATCTGAACTCGTATCTCTGTCATCGTTCCTCCTTCGTCCGTGGCCTACGGTGGACGACTCCGTCTTGTAGCAGGTTCTCGATTACGACCGGAAGTCCGAACAGTCCTGCCGGAACCACGACCTCGTCTTCGTATTCCGTACCGAGGAGGACGGACGTCAGCTGCTTCCAAGTCGTCTCCGACATCAGGAGCTCGTCGTCGCTCATCTCCGTCGACCCGATCGCTTCGAGCGTCTTCGCCTGATCCAGAATGTCGAGGATCGTGAAACCTTCGTCTATCGTCGGCCGGTCTTTCTTCACGTTCCTGCCTCCTCTACGTCGTATTGAAGCATCCGACACAGCTCCTTTGCGAGGACCGCTCCGAGGAGATCGGGCGTCGCCGCCATGTACTGGCCCGTCTCGATTCCGAACGTCAGCGTCTTCGCGATCGTCTCCTCCGACGGGAGCGCCGCTTCGATATAGTGATACGTTCCGTCTCGGTTCGGGTTCGACCTTCGGTATAGGTTCGCCTTGCTCATCTGTTCCTCCTCTTAGTCATCGTCGGTCCTTCCACGGTCGATCGACGGCCGCTCGATAGAACTCCTCGCGCTCGCCTCGCATCGAGTACGTCGCCTTCATTAGATCGACGACTCCGTCGAGAATGTCGTGGTGTATCCGGCAGAGGACGATCAGGTTCTCGGGGACGTCCCGATACTTCGATCCTCCGGCCTGCTTCCCTTTCAAGTGAGCGACTTCGAGTCGAGGTCGAGGAAAGACGCACCACGGAATCTCGCAGCGACCTCCGGCCCTCTCCATCACGGCTTCGTAGAGTTCCTTAGATATCGCCATCGCGCTTCCTCTCTAGGACGAAGTGCAGCGTCGCGTGCGCCGCACGTTCTCGACGAAGCCACTCCTCCGCCTGCTCGAGGGTTTGCTCGTAGCGCCAGATCGTGTAGACCTCGCCGCCGAGTCCGACGAGCCGGAACGTGGCGGTGGGATATTCCAGGCAGAGACGTTCCGTCATTCGACCCTCCGATACTCGAAGAGCCCGAAGAGTCCTCCGACCTTGTCGAGTTCCTTCGCCTTACGCCTCGCCGACCATTCCTGTCGGTAGACGAACGTCCTCGGCTTCCAGTTGAAGAGGACTTCCCACGGCGTGACGTAAGACGGCTCGGACTCGACCGGAATGTCCTTCCGTATGACGAGCCAGAGCGCGTCTTGGACTCTCATCCTCCGTACCCCGATCCGTCGTCCGGATCGTCCTCGAAGATGTCGTCGATGTTCTCGACGATCGCGTCGACGTCCGCCTTGTTCTTGGGTACTCCTCCGAAGACGGCGATCGCTTGCTCGACGATCGCTTGCGCCTCGACGACCCTCGCGTCGTGTTCTCCTTCCGTGTGTTTCCAAGCCGCCGTCTTCACGACGTTCATACGCTTCTCCGACGGCGTCGGTTCCGGCTTCGGAGGAGCGGACTCCTCGACGGGCTCGTTGTGGACGATCGGATCGAGTTCGAGGTTGTGTTCGTCCGGATCGACCTCGCCGGTCGAGATCATGAACATCTGGATCAGTCCGTACTTGAACGCCTGCTGGACCGCCTTGTTCGTCGCCTTGTCCGAGAAGTCTCGACCTTCGGATGCGAACCGCATCGACGTCGAGTCGCCGTTCGGAGTAGTGAACCGATAGACGACAACCACTCGCGCGTCGATCGCCGGAGGCTTCCCCTCCCTCGGCTGCGACTCGTAGGCGATCGGCTGGACCTCGGGTAGGACCGAGACTCCCCACTTCGTGAACAGTGGCCTCAATTTCGAGTAGACGTTGTCGATCGTGAACGCCTCGAAGTTCTGGACCGGAGACTTCTCCATCGCTCCGACGTCCGATCCGATCCCGATCAGGCGCTCATAGATTCCGGCGTCGTGGTCGAGTCCTCTCGCCCATCCGTAAGCCGGTTGTGTGTCTGCCTGGCCAACTCCTTCGAGCGCTAGACGCTCGACCTCGGCGAGGAGTTCAGCCTTCGTCATTTGCTTCGGTGTTCTCATCGTTCCTCCTATGGTGTCGTGAGAATCCGCGTCTCGAAGAGTCCTTCGAGTTCCGGTTCTCGTTCCATGATCAGCCGCGCGTAGCGACTCTTGTAGTGGTCGTTCAGCTTGAAGTCCTCCGTCGAGTCCGGAAGTCCTTCGACCGCGATCTCCCATCTGAGCTTCTCCCAGAGGTTCGCGATCGCCCACCGATCGTGTCCGGCTCGTTTCACTCGATAGGCGAGGTCGACGAGCCGCCGATATACGATCGGATGCTCCGTGTGGAACCGCTCGAACCTCGCTTGGGTAGTGACCGCCTCGACGACCGGATCGTCGCCGAACGTAAGCAGCTGTTGTTCATCCATCCTGTTCCTCCTCCTGTGGGTAGATACTACTCGTCGGATGAGACGGATTCTCGTCTATGTCGAGTTCGGTCTGCGCCGCGACGAAGGCTCCGACCCAGAGGACGAGGACGATCAGTCCGGCGACGATCGCCCCCTTCGTATCCGTCGTCATCGCTTGTCCGTGTTCTCTTCGATAGCGACGACGAGGTCGAGGAGCCGACGCTCGATGGCTTCGAGCGCCTTCACCTTCCGCTCCTCGATCGCTTGGTTCTCCATCTCTAGGCGTGTTGTCATCGGTTCCTCCATCTGTGGTTGTAGTCGGCCTCTTCCATCGCCTCGCGGTCCTCCTTCGCTCGCATCTGCCGGTCGAGTTCGGCTTCCTCGAACTCCTCCGGCGGTGGGACCATGCCTCGCCGCTCGTCGTCCTTCGCCTGATACCAGTCTTCGATCTGACCATCGAGACGCCGGTCCTCCATCTCGGCTTCCTGCGCCGCCGTCGGTTCACTCATGGGAGGAAGACCTCGCCGTCGCCGAGGTCGACGAGGAACTTCGGAGCGCGCGTCCTCGGAACGATCGCGAGCTTCGGATCGCCGAACGTCTTCTCGAAGAATGTCGTCCGGACGGCCTCGTCCATCCATCCGACCTTCGCGTTGTTCGGATTGAGGACGTCGGCGAGATCGACCGAGTCGTCCTTCACTCGCATCGTGAGGTATGCCTGGAATCCGCGAGGGTCGACGCACTTCTCCTCGGTCGACTTCGAGTGTCGGACGACGGAGTCGCCGTAACCGAACGCTCCTCCTTCGCCGAGGATTCCGGCGACGACCTCCGACGCGACGCGAGCGACGTCCTTCGCTGCGGCGAGCGTCGTCTGAGCGTCTCGCCAGAGCGCCATCGCCAACTCGATCTCGTCGATCTCGTCGAAGAGGACGTCTTCGGGCGTGAGCTTCTCGCCTTCGGTCCGGACCATCTTCGCTGTCTGCATAGCGAGGTTTACTCGCCGTCTCGTTCGTGGCTTCTCTGTCATCGTTCCTCCTTGTCGATCCAGCGTTCGATCGTTGAGCGCCGCCATATCTTCCGACCTCCGACGATCGCGTCCGGATCGGGAAGTTTCCCTCGCTGGATCAGCGACGTCGAGACGTAGCCTTCCGTCTTGCCGAGCCGTTCGGCGATCTCCGTGACTCCCATTACGTCGAGCGTCATTGCTCCTCCCTCATCGAGTAGTTTCCGTTCGTCGAGTAGCTACCCATCGCAGCGACTCGAATCGCGATATCGTGTGCGTGGCCTCCGGCGTCCTGCCGGATTCCATACGGGCAGTTGCAGGTCGTCTCGTCTCCGTCGATGTGAACCATCCACGTATCGCCGTCGTCGTTCGTTACGAAGCCGAGCGCTTCGACGACCAGTCCGTCGTCGTCGAAGATCACCGTCTCGACGACGACTCTTCCTTCGAGGACGTAGGTCGCCGCCTTCGCCTCGACCTCTCGGTGGCTCATCGGAACCTCACATCGACGACGTTCGTTCCGGCGCAGAGACGTCCGAGGTTCGTCGCTCCGACGAGCGTCCACGCCTTCTCCTCTCGGATAGAGACGGTCGCGACCTCGCCGCACTTGAGGCACTTGAGTCGAGACTCGCCCGGAATGTCCGGCTGTAGCGAGTCGAGTATCGTGTCGTGGTTGAAGGCGTCGAACCTGATCTCGAAGCTCGTCAGTATCTCGATTACAGGATCGGTCGTCATGTTCCTCGGTATCTCCTTCACTGTTCTCTCCATTCGTTCGTCCGGTTTCGTTCGAGAGTGATTCCTTCGTGGACCGCTCGGATGAACTCGAACATCTTCCGCTTCGACTTCCGCTCCATTCCGAACGGCCGCGAGACGGAGGTCGTTCCGTCGTCCGCCATGATCTCGATTACGAGTCCCGGTGCTCGCGGATCGTGAGAATTGGACAGTGACCATCCGCCTGGAATCGCCGCCCACGCCTCGACGCCGTAGACCTCTCGGCGCTCGTAATGGCCGACCGGAACTCCGAGGCGCTTACACAGCGTCTCGAAGGACTCGTCGACCTCGGCGATCGTTATACGTCGCTGGGACATGGCTTCTCCGCTTCCTTGTTGTACGAGCGGACTCCGCACCAGTCGCAGGCGAGGACGTCGTCGTCGACCTGCCAGTCGTGACGTCGGACCTTCGCCTCGTCGTCGCAGACGCAGACGAACGGGACGCCGTAAGCGCCTCCGCATTGGATTGAGTGGAGTTCGACGTTCGCTCCTTCGACCGGACTCTTCTGTGGTTTCATTGTTCCTCCTAAGCGAGCGCGAACGCGTCGCCGGTTGTCGTCATGCCGAAGAGAGTTCCGGCTCCGTTTCCTTCGTCGTCCATAGATGGGTAGAGCTTCGTGCCGTCGTCGAGGACGAGGACGGTCGCCGGATGGAGCCATCCTTCCTCGTCCTTCTCGGCTTGTGTCTGCGGTCGGACCTCGACGATCCGGCGTCCGGTAAGGAGGTCGTCCATTAGCCCTCCCATCCGATGATTACTTCGCTGTCGTCGAGGAGTCCGGCCTCGACCTCGGAGGCGACCTTGTCGAAGTGGCGTTGGACCGCCGCCCAGACTCGTTCGTCGAGCTTCGCTCCGAAGTAGCCGGGGTCGCCTTCGGCCGGAAGGACCGCGATGTACTTGACCTCTCCGTCGTCTCCGATCTCGATGGCGATCGCCGCCATCGGGTAGTAGGTGTCCGCTGGTGCCTTGTCGTCCTTCATCGTTAGGCGTGCCATTATTCCGTTCCTCCTCTGTTCGGACGCCGCTCGATTACGGCGTCGACTAGTCGGTTGAAGTGGTCCGTGTCCTCGACGTCGCCGACGCCGCTCAGGTAGGCGGCGACCTTCCGCTCGATTGGCCATTCGTAGGCGGCGTACTCGGAGCGCCAGAAGACGTCGGCCGTGACGTCGACGTCCCACTCCTCTCGTTGGTCGATCCGGTTGTCGCGATAGATCGTGATGGTCTTCACTTCGCTCCTCCTTCGTATGGGTTGGGTAGTTCGTTCCTTGCGAGGTATCCGTCGAGGAGCGCCGCGAGCGCCTCTCCTGTCTCTTCTGCGGTGGACGCCGGATCGAAGTCTCCGAAGCGGTCGCCGTAGTAGTTCGACCAGCCGATCTCGCCGGAGGCGTCTCCGACATAGACGAGGTCCGTCTCGTCTTCTCCTCCGCCTTCGCAGATCGGGAGCGCCGGATGGTCGGCGACGATGCACATGCAGCCGCCTCCGGTGTTCCAGTATTCGATCTTCCAGTGCGGATCGCCGACGTTCGCCTTCGCGGTGTCGATGATCTCCGCGACGGCGAAGTCGCCTTCGCCCATCGTCTCGACGTAGATTGTCTCTTCCATCTCGTTCCTCCTCTTATCGTCGGTGGCGACCATCGCTTGCGCGAGGTTCGTTCTCAGGTGTTCGATCGTGAGTGCTTCCTTCTCGTCGACGTCGAGGTCGACCGTCGACCGGACGGCCGCGCGTCGGAGGACGTTCTGGACTTCGACGTACTCGTCGTCAGAGAGTTCGAGTTCGATAGTCCGCCGGACCGTGAGGCGACTCACTTCGAGACGCTTTCGTTGTACCGCTTCTCGTCTTCGCGTGCGACTCGCCCCCACTTGGCCGCTTCCGCCGCGATCGCTTCGGCGTAGACGACGATGGCTTGGAGTTCCCAGACCTGATCGCAGACTCTCGGAAGGCGCTCGATGGCGTCGGCGAGGCGGACGATCTTCTCGTCGAAGTAGATGGTCGGTATCCGACGGAACCGGAACGGCTCGGCGGACTCGGCTTCGTGGATGGTCGTTTCGTTCTGCTCGTCGTGTGGGTAGGCCATTCTGTTCCTCCTAGAGATTCCGCATCGCGGCTGCGACGCTCTGGTTGATTACGTTCGACGGCGTAGGAGCGTCGAAGTGGATCGTGTAGGCGAGTTCCTGACCTCCGGCGGCGAAGACGTAGAGATCGGAACCTTCGGCTCCGAGTCCGACGACCGCACGAATCCTCGTCTGCTTCCCGAAGTCTCCGCTCGGAACGAACCAGCGTCCGGAGTTCGGATCGGAAGCGGCGAGCCATTCGTGGACGAAGCCGAGTTGTCCGAGTCCTTCGAGATGCGCGTCTCGGAAGTCGTTGTCGATCTCGTCTTGTGCGGCGGCGGCGAAAGTGTGGACGGACTCGGCGGCGAGGCGATCGGAGTTCTCTTCGCACGTTCCGGAGTGGCGAGCGATCCTACACCGATCGCACATTCTCGGATCGGAGGAAGGAACGACGACCCAGCGGTCCTTGCCGGTGAGTTCGTAAGCGTCGGCGCGAGCTTCGAGTCCGCTCCGAGCGTCGATCGTGATCTCGTCGTTTCCTTGGCGTAGCGTGTAGGTGTTCATTTCGTTCCTCCTAGATATCCGAGTTGGTACTCGACGTCGAGTGCCGTCATCTCGTCGATGGCTGCTTGTACTTTCGCGGTGTCGCCTCTCCGGTTCGCGTTCGTCGCGATCCGGCGGAGCGTCTGGACTTGTCGGCGAGGGTGGTTCCTCTTCTGTGCGGCGGTTAGGAGACTCACTTCGTTCCTCCGTCTGGGCAGTTGTCGGTGTGCGGTCCTTCGTGGCATTCGACGAGGCTGGTAAGGACGAACCCGAGTGCGTCGTTTCCGCCTTCCGGATCGCCGGACTCCATCGAGCGGTAATGCTCGACCGTGGCGTCGAGGTTCGTGAGCTTCTGCGAGACGATGCAGTCGGCGAGTTCGGCGTTCCCCGGGTAGCTCCGGACTAGATAGTTATCGAGCAGCCATTCCTTCACGAATGTCTTCGTGGTCATTTCGTTCCTCCGGTTCGTCGCTTCGGTGTTTCCTCTTTCCATAGCCGTCAATATAGCCGAACTATCACGCTAGGTATAGGCGATCTATCGCCTCGGACGCTCAGGACGTAGTGGTACCAACGGTTTCCGGCCGGTCTGAAAGAATATCCGAAACGTCTCGGCGGAGCGTCTGAAACGGTCGGGTTGAACGATTCCAGGCACGCGCCTAGCCTTGTGGGATATCACTCGGTTCTCGGACGGAGGGAACGGCGATCATCTGTTCCTCCTACTCCGTCGGCTCCTGCTTCAAGGAGCCATCGAGGCAGCGGTCATTCGACGGTTCGAGGACCCGTGACGCTGCCCGATATGTCTAAGGAGGAACAGATGGCGAAGACGAAGACGACCGATCCGATCGCGAAGGTCCGGACGACGAAGCTCGTCGAGCTCGCCACGATCCAGACGCATCCGAAGAACGCGAACCACGGCGACGCCGGAGCGATCTCTATCAGCCTCGGCGTCCTCGGACAGTTCCGAGCGATCGTCGTCTCCGAAGCGTCGGGGAATATCCTCGCTGGGAACCACACCTACCTCGCCGCGAAGATGAACGGCGACCAGAAGATGCTCGCCCACCTACTCGTCCGCTTCGACGGAGGACCGCTTACTCCGGAGGACGAGATTCGGGTTATGACCGCCGACAACCAGTACGCCCGTCTCGCATACTCCGACGACGCGCTCCTCGCCGAGACGCTTCTCGAACTCCAACAGTCGAACCTCGGACTCCTCGCCACCGGATACGACGAAGACCTCCTCGACGACATGATGGCCGACCTCGACACGACACTGTTCCTCCCCGTCGACGGAGACGAGCAAGGACAACTCGACACGGTCAAAGGCGATACGAGGATCGAATGCCCGAAGTGCGCCCACTCGTTTCCGTGGGCGGACCGAGCGAACAAGTGACGACGATCGCGTTCGCCGACACCGCCTCGGCGAAGTACGCATGCGAACACTGGCACTACTCCGGCACGCTCCCGATCGGGAAGACGGTCAAGGTCGGCCTCTGGGAAGACGACCGCTTCGCCGGCATCGTCATCTTCTCGACCGGAGTCGGGAACCTCCAAGCGATCGGGTTCAAGTACGGCCTCGACCGAGAGCAGACATGCGAACTCGCGAGAGTCGCACTCCGCGACCACACGATGCCGGTATCGCAACTCGTCGCCGCTGCGCTCCGCCTCCTCCGCTCGACGAACCCGAAGCTGATGCTCGTCGTCTCCTACGCCGACCCCGAAGCCGGACATCTCGGCTCGATCTACCAAGCAATGAACTGGACGTACACCGGACCGTCCGCGATGCTATGGGAGAAACGCATCGACGGAAAGTGGCGACACAACCGGACGATCCAAGGAGCGACGAACGCGAACCCTCACGGAAAGACACAGTTTGGGCGGAAGCCTGGCCAAGTCCTCACGAAGGAAGAGATCGACGCCGCACCGACGCGCTTCCGGTCCTCGAAGTTCCGCTACCTCTATGCGTTCGACAAGAAGATGCGCAGGACGATCTCGAAAGAGGCACTACCGTATCCGACGAGCGACGACCTCGCGGCACAAGTCTCAGAAGCGAGACGCCGGTCTACCCGACCGGAGGGCCGAGTGCGATCCTCGGGTGCCGCTCGACCGCAAGGAAAGTCCTGACCTCATGGAAAGTCGATATCACGTACTCCTGTACCCGAACATCACGTACCAGAAGGAACTCGAAACGGACTCGTACATCGTCCTCCTCGCGCCGCTCCTTCGAGAGCTCGCCGAGGTCCGAGACGACCTTACGTTCACGGCGCTCCTCCCCGAAGGCGTCCGATCGCTCGACCTTCCGAACGTCCGACAGCTTCGGTATCCGCTGCCGACGTATCCGAACACGATGCGTCTCCACTTCGACACGGTCCGCCTCCTCGAACTGATCGACTGGAAGAGGAAGTCCGTCGACGTCGTCTTCTCACATCTGCCGGAACATACGCTCCAACTGAGGAACCTCTTCGATAATGCGACGAACGAGCAGCCACCGATCGTCGGCTATACCCACTGGACCGAGTTCCCCGAGATCACGAACTACGACTCGACGGTTATGGACGTCAACATTCTCGGCCTCCTCCAGATGCTCCGATGCGGAATCAACACGGAAGCGCAGAAGGCGCTCCTCCTCTCGAACGCCGCTACTCGGTTCAATGACGCGACGATCGAACGCCTCGACGAGATCGTCACACCGATGACGCTCGGAGCGGAGACGCCGGACTTCGAGCAGCGATCCCTCGAGCATTCCCGGATCGTGTTCAACCACCGGCCGCAGACGTACAAGGGCTTCGGCGACTTCGTCTCCGCGATCGACGAACTCTGGGCGAAGCGGAAGGACTTCGACGTCTGGGTGCCGCTCGCCGATAAGCCGATCCGAGACTGGATGGTCGTCGGCGAGAACGAGACACGGTTCGAGTATCTGTCGAACCTCTCGGCCTGTCGAGTCGGAGTCGGTATGGCTCAGAAGTACGCCGGATGGTCGGTCGCCGTCACGGACGGATACTCCGTCGGCGTCCCGTACGTCCTACACGACGAGCCTTCGTATCGAGAACTCGCCGGAGACGCGATGTTCGGATTCCAGGCAGAAGGCGACCTCGTCGCTCTACTCGACGAAATGCTGTCAAACGATGCTCTACACGAGGACGCGCGGACACTCAGCGCTTCGAGGTTCGCTTCCCTCACGTGGAAAGCTCGGATCGGAGACTTCTCCGCAATGCTCGATATGGCGATCGAGGAGCTTCCGACGATCGGAGCCCGTTCCAAGAAGATACACGATCTCCATCGTCTCGTCTCGAAGGAGGAGCGGTCGAAGGCGTCGCTCCTTAAGGAGATGCGGTGGGGAGTGAACATCAAGTGGACGCCGTACCGATCGGCACTCCGGAACATGGGAGTCCCGATGTCGAAGTCGACCTACGGAGGAGGCACCGATGGCGAGACGTAAGGACGGAGTGTCGTGTACCGCGACGGCGAAGTCGACGGGGAAGAGATGCGGTAATCCTCCGAACAAGGGCGGCACCGTCTGTCGTATCCACGGAGGCAACGCGCCGCAGGTTCGGAAGGCGAACGCCCGAGAGGTTATGAAGCAGATGGTCGGTCCGGCGCTCGTCGAGCTTCGTGGCGCGCTCGGTAACGACGACGTCCCGTGGAATGTCCGTATGCGAGCGGTCGACTCGATCCTCGACCGGAACGGCTTCAAGGCTCCTGCGATGGTCGAGATACTCACACCGGAGAGGGTCGAAGAGGAGATCGCGAAGCTCCAAGCCGAACGAGAGTTGGAAGGATGACCGCTCCGCAGCCGGAGAGAATCCAGATCGTCCCTCCGGCCGGCCTCGACGAAGCACGCCTCGAACTCCTCCTCGATCTACAGAACGAGGACCGTCCGGCTCCGTGGGAACCACTGCCGCACCAGATCATCCCCGACGACGACTGGTTCCTCTGGCTCCTAGAGATGGGTCGAGGCGCTGGGAAGTCCGCGACCGCCGCACAGTACGTCAAGGAGCATGTCGAAGGTCCGGCGTGTATCTCTCGGAAGACGCCGCATCGTGTGGCGCTTATCGCTCCGACGATCGGAGACGCCGTCGAGTCCGCGACCTTGTCGGATATGGCTTTGACGAAGGTCGCTCCCGGTTCCGTGTTCCGATCGTCGGCCGGAGGTTCGATGGTCAAGTTCGAGAACGGATCGCAGGTCCGTCTCTTCGGCACCCACTCGAAGGAGGACGTCAACCGTCTCCGCGCTGGTGGTAACCGCTGCCTCGTCTGGGCGGAGGAACTGGCGTCGTGGCGCTACCTCGCCGAGGCGTGGGCGGACATGATGTTCGGCCTCCGTCTCGGACCGTCGCCTCGGATCATTGCGACGACGACTCCGAAGGCTCGGCCGGTGTACGTCGAAGTGAGGAAGCAGGCGGACCACGTTACGTCCGCGACGACGCTCGACAACCCGAACCTGAACGAGAAGCAGAAGCAGCGCCTCTTCGATCTCTACGAAGGAACGTCGATCGGGGAACAGGAACTGTTCGGGAAACTGATCGAGGAAGCCGAAGGCGCGATCTGGACGTTCGCTTCGATCGAGACGGACCGCCTCTCGAAGATGAAACGGAAGCGGAGAGGACGGTCGATCGTCGCCGTCGATCCGCCTGGCGGAGCTACCGAAGCTGGGATCGTCGCCGTCGCCGAGATACCTAACTGCAAGTGCGGAGCGAAGAGGATGCCTCACTACGCCGTCCTCGCAGACGCCTCGGGGAAACTGTCTCCGGAAGGCTGGGGCGCCCGAGCGGTCGCGCTCCTCGACGAGATCGGAGGCGACCGGATCGTCGGTGAGGCTAACTATGGGGGCGACATGGTCGAAGCAATAATCCGGAACGTCGATCCTTCCGTCTCGTACAAGATGGTTCACGCCTCGCGAGGGAAACGGATACGAGCGGAACCGATCTTCGCCCTCTACGAGCAGCACCGTGTCCACCACATCGGAGTCTTCCCGGCCCTAGAGTCGGAGATGGTCACGTGGGAACCGGACGAGTCGGACTGGTCACCGAACCGTCTCGACGCCCTCGTCTGGGCGATCTCGGAACTCGCTGGAACGAAACTCCGAGAATGGGGCGCGGTATGACGTCGAGAGAACGGACGATCGCCCGTCGTCGCCTCGCCGCCGAGACTCGGATGGCAGCAGCCGCCGAGAAACGTATCCGGATCGTCTTCCAGAGGGAAGGCAACCGAGTCGTCGACGCCGTCGCCGCAGGCCGCGATCCGGCGTCCGAGATAGACGTCGACGAATGGCAGGCGGCGCTCCTCGCCATCTGGCGTCAAGTGTTCGAGGCGCTAGACGACGAGAAGTCGAAGGCGACACGGTCGGAACTCGTCGCGCTCGTCCAACAGATCATCGACTCGCCTACACGAGCTCGGGAGATCGCACGCTTCCTCGACGAAGCCTCGGCCGGAATCACGACGACGACTCGGCGGAGGCTTGCGACAATCCTCGCCGATACGACGGTCACGGATCGAGCGGCGGTCCTCGATAACCTCCGCCGTCTCTATGCGACGGAGTTCGTCGGGACGAGGTCGAACCTCATTGCTCTCGATAACGTCCTCCGCTCGACAGCGACGTTCGACTTCGAGCAGGCGGTCGTCGAACAGGACGGTCTACGCCGCGACAACGTCGAGATCGCGAAGTCGTGGATGACGCAAGGAGACGCCCGAGTCCGCGACTCTCACCAAGCCGCGCAGGGCCAGACGAGACGCCTCGACGACCCATTCATTGTCGGAGGCGTCAGTTTAAGGTATCCTCGCGACCCAGCAGGAGCCACCGGCGAGACGATCAACTGCCGCTGTGTAATGATTACTCGCCGCCGACGTAAGCCGAAGACGTAGAAGGAGCCTGATGGGAATCCTCGAAAGACTTACGACGACGCTCGGTATCGCTACCGGCGTCAAGTCGTTCCAGCCGCTCCAACCGTTCGGTGGAACGTGGTGGCAGCAGCCAGCCGGTTCGATCTCGACCGCCGCTGTCGGAGACGGAACCGGGAACTCGGCGGTCGTCGCCTGCCTGGAAGTTCTCTCCAACTCGTTCGCCGAGGCGACGCCTCGCGAGTACCAGCAGGAAGGAACCGAGTCCGTACCGCAGCACGGGTCGCAGGTCGAGCAGCTACTCCTACAGCCGAACCGTTTCATGGTCTGGGACCTCCTCGCCTCATATATCCAGTATGCGCTCGGAGGAGCCGGAGACGCCTACCTCGCGAAGCTCCGATCGTCGTCCGGTCGAGTCGTGGAACTCTGGCCGCTGAACCCCGGCATGGTTGAACCGATCGGCCTCGGCATCGACACCGTCCTCCGAGGAGCGACCGGAGTCGGCGAGACGTTCGAGGCGGACCCGTTCATTGCCGCCTACCGCTACACCGTCGAAGGAGAGGAACGACACTTCCAACCGGCCGACCTCGTCCACCTCCGCCTCGGCCTCGATCCTGACGACTTCCGTCGAGGACGCGCACCGCTCAAGGCGGCGCTTCGAGAAGTCCTCGGAGACGAAGAGGCAGGCAAGTTCGCGACCGTTCTCCTACAGAACTTCGGGGTGCCTGGACTCGTCTTCTCAGCGAAGTCGGCGTCGGACGAAGGACCGTCGATTAAGGAAGCGGAAGCAACGGAGAAGGTACTCACGGAGAAGTTCGGCGGAGCGAACCGTGGGAAACTGACGGTCATGTCCGGCGGTGCGTGGGACGTTACCGTCGTCGGCTGGTCGCCGGAGCAAATGAACTTCACGGCGCTCCGTCGCCTACCGGAGGAACGGATCGCCGCGGACCTCGGCGTGCCTGCGATCCTCGCCGGCCTCGGAGCCGGACTCGAACGAGGAACGTACTCGAACGCGCGACAACTCCGAGAGTTCTTCACGGAATCGAAACTGTCGCCGATGTGGGTGTCGATCGGAAGGCAGCTGACGAACCAACTCCTCGACGACTTCTCGGACTCGACGACGGCGTCGATCCAGTTCGACACGTCGCAGGTTCGGGCGCTCCAAGAGGACGAGAACGAGAAGGCGAAACGGTGGACCGGCCTCGTCCAGAACACGATCGCTACGCAGGAAGAGGGCCGGAAGGCGATCGGCCTCGCCGCCGAACCTGAGCCGGGAACGTGGATCGAATCTGCGAACCAGCTACGAATCCCAACAGAAGCGCCACTCGTCGTTCCGCAGGAGGTTCCTCTCGCCGTCGACGATCCGGTGCGTGTAAATGAGCCAGTGGAGGTATAGGATGCGAGACATGCTGACCAAGACGTTTAAAGCAACTGCCACGGAGACGGGCGAGATCGAGGCGCTGTTCGCCACGTTCGGCGTTAAGGACTCCGACGGCGACGTCACGCTCCCCGGATTCTTTGGAGAGCAGCACGTAGCGATCGTCGAGTCCCACGATTGGGGCCAAGTCCAGATCGGTAAGGGACTCATCTCCGAAACGGAAGACGGCGCAACCTTCAAGGGAAGGTTGAACCTCGACGATCCGGACGGCGAGAAGATGTTCCGGAAACTCAAGTTTGACGTCGAGAATCCTCCGGCCCTCATCGAATGGTCCTACGGCTACATGGTGAACGAAGGCGGATCGAAAGCAGGCGACCACGACGGCGACGCAGTACGGTTCCTCCAACCCCTAACGGACGGGACCCCCGGCGCAGACGTCGCCGAGGTATCTCCGGTGCTTCGAGGCGCAGGCGTCGGAACCGGAACGTCGTCCGTCAAGGGCGAGAAGCGAGACTCCGATCTGGTGGAGACCATGCTCACCGGAATGAAATTCACAGACCACGTTATTCAGGTCCGACACGAGATCGCCGAAGCGATAACTCGGGTGCGGGCTGTAAAGCATGGCCGCGACGAGAAGGCGGACGGAGACTTCGGAGACGGCCAACGCCGTGAGCTCGAAGCGTTCCTCGCCGACCTCGACGAAGCGGCCTCCGAGATCAAGTCGATCCTCCATCCCACGATGCCAGAGACGGTCGACTTCACCGACTTAGAATATGAGGCGCTCGTCGTCTCCAACCTCAACAGACTCAGAGGAGCAACCAATGGCTGAACTACTCGAAGCCGACGTCAAGACGATGTCGCTCGTTCGCGTCCGCGAAGAGATGAAGACCGCGACGGACCGGATCGAAGGAATCAAGGGCGACCGGAACCTCGGCGACCTCGAAGGCGGAGAAGCGACCGAAGCGTCGAACATCTTCCGCAGTCTGAACCAGCTCGGCGAGCGGTTCGACGAACTCAAGACGCTCGACGGAGCCGAAGAGAAACAGCACAAGCTCACCGACTGGCTGAACACGCCTGCCGGTTCGATGGCGTCCCCCGACTGGAACGGCGAAGGCAAGAAAGTCGACGGATTCAAGTCCGCCGGAAGCCTCATCGCCGAACTCGAAGCGTACAAGAACGGCTCCAAGAACTTCGACCTCGAAGTCCCGATCTCGGCACTCTTCGGTAAGCAGTTCGCGTCGAAGGTTCTCGGTGAGGACGACGCCCTCGCCGGAGTCGACGTCGAGTACGGACCGCAGTCGATCCGGTTGCCTGGCGTGAACGACGTTCTCTTCCAAGCGAATAACATCGCTCCGACGTTCCTCCAAGGAGTGACGAACCAGTTCTCGATCACGTACATGAACGAGACGGTCACGGACGAAGGCGCAGCGGAAACCCTCGAGGGTGGAGCGAAGCCGGAAGCCGTCATCGCGTTCGCCGAGGCGACGTCGCCGGTTGCGAACATCGCCGTCACGATGCAGGTCACGAACCAGCTTCTCGAAGACGAAGCGTTCATGCGTGCGTATGTGAACGGACGGCTCCGCCTGTTCGTCCAGAACCGCGAGGACTCGCAGCTGATCAACGGTGGCGGCACAGGCGCAGACCTGACCGGCATGTTGACAGCCGCAGGAACGAACTCGGACACCTACTCGATCGCCGCAGCCGTCACCGACGCCACTGTGGTTGTCGACACGGTGTATCGCGGCATCCGAGCGATCTCCGAGGCGTTCCTGAGCGCACAGACGATCGGGATGGCAGCAGCGACATGGGAGCGGTTCGTCCTCGCGAAGGACGGCAACGGCCAGTACCTCCTCGGACGTCCCGGTGAGGTAACTCCGGCTCGCCTCTGGGGTCGTCAGGTCGTCTCCAACGAAGGCTTCCCAGCGGAAGCGAACACCGCCGAGTGCATCGCAGTCTGGGCGCCCGAAGCCGCGATGGTTGTTCGCAGGAACGCCATCACGCTCGCCGTCTCGGACAGCCACGCCGCGACGTTCGCGTCGAACGTGCTGACGTTCCGCGCAGAAGAGAGGATCGGCTTCCCGGTCTTCCGTCCTGCCGGAATCACGGTCATCACCGCCACGACCTAGAGAGAAACCAGCGAAGGAGAATCGGACGATGGCCACGATTAAGGCATACAGGCTGACCCGAAAGGGTTACCGAGATCGGCTGATCCGACTCGATGCCGACGGAGTCAAGGAACGCAAGAAGGCTGGCTGGAAGGTCGAGCCTCAGTTCAAGGCGAAGGCGTCGAAGGCGTCTTCCGACTCCGACGAATAGATTGCTAGGAGCGGCGATGCGTAAGGGCATGAGCAACAAAGCCGAGAAGACGCCGAAGGCGGACTCCTCGAACAAAGATGCGCCGAGACGCATCGTCGCTACCGGCAAGCTGACCATCGTCAAGTCCGAACCTAACGAGAAGGAGTAACCACCAATGGCTGGTTTCCCAGACGTACAAGAGGCAGCGATCCTCGACCACTACTTCGGTGGTACGGCGCTCGCCGCTCCGACAGCGACACACAAGATCGACCTCCTAACGACACAGCCTTCCGACGACGCAGGCACCGGCCTGGTAAAGGCGTCATGGACCGGCTACGTCCAAGGATCGTTCACGAATAACGCCACGACGTGGCCTGCGGCGACCGGAGCCGATCCGTCGCTCAAGTCGAACGGTATCGCGATGGGTTTCGCCCAGCGCTCGCAGGTCGGTTCAGACACCGTCACCGGCTTCGTCATCTACAAGCTGGACGGCACGACGATCGTCTTCGTCGGTACGGTGACGCCGAACGCCGCCGTGTCGCAGAACGACACACCAGAGTTCGCGATCGGCGACCTCGACCTCAAGCTCGGCGACCCGGGCGACTCGTACTAAGCCAGCGGAGCGGAGATAGTGGGGTCGGCTCGTTCCGCGAGTCGGCCCCACTAATCCTTTGAGGAGCAAGCCTTGCCTCGGTTCCTGCACATCTATCCGAAAGCGATCCTCGACGGCACTTCGACGGACGAGAGTTCCTGATGCCTGAAATCGCCCATTTCTACGCCGAAGGGAACACGGTCCAAACGCGTGTTACTCCGTCAGGGTGGCAGGACGTCGACACGACGAACGGACGCATCCCCGGATCGTCGCTGACAGCGAACACGAAGTATCTCGTCATCGCACGCTGTCTACTCGGTGGGTCGAGCACGACCCAGAAAGTGTACGTAAGTGTCGACACGGACGACGACGTGTCGTTCTGGTCCGCTTCGATAGCGATATACGAGTTGCAGAAGACCGGGACCACGAGCCTGCTGCCGTATATGTTCGTTCGCTCATACACGACCTCGGCGACGCCGGACGATCTCGACTTCCAGATGACCTCTGACGGTATCTCCGACGTACACATGGATCAGTACTCGCTGCTGATGATCGACTTAGATGCTCTCGGAACGGAAGGCACCGAGTACCACGAAGTGATCCAAGCCTCGACCGGCGTCGAGTACACCACCACTGAGACGGTCCAGACGTCGATACCTGCCGCCGATCTCGGCACCGACGAATGGGTCGTTGCCGGGTCGATCAGGGTCGGAATCGGATCGACCGGACGAACCTTCACCCATCGGGTCTTAGCCGCCCTCGATTCCTCCTCACAGTCCCTTCTCGTCCACCATGAGGAGGAAGGCGAGGACCCCGCCGAACGTCGAATGACTGGGTTCATGGGGCGGCACAAAGCGTCGTCCGGTACTCCCGATCTTGATATCACCGTTCAGGAGTCGGCGAACAACGCGAACGCGACGTTCGATGGCGCATACCTGATCGCGATCGACGCTTCTCTGTTCACAGACTTCGAGCATGACTATTCCAACGGCGCCATAAGCGCGCCGACGGAAACGACGATGCGTTCGATCTCGTACACGCCGACGACGGACGGCAACCACATCATCTATAGCTCGGCGAGAGCACAGCCTTCGTCGACACCGTCAACGAAGCTGTGGATTGAGGACGGGACGACGGAGATACGAACCGGAGACTCCGTCCCGACCCACGACCAAGGCTGGGATGTAAACAAGGATTTCCACCTCCCAGAGACGTTCCAGGTCGACGACATCACTGGCGCTACGACACTGAACCAGCAAGCGATCAACTCGATCACGAACGGCTTAAACGCGACGCAGCTTCTGATCCTCAACTTGAACCTCGCGTCGACCGGAGCCGTCCAGATGCTCGGTGTCGGTTCCGCGGCCTCGGACGGAGACGCCGACCTCACGAAGACGCAGGCACTCTCCGGAGTAGGTTCCGCCTCGGCCGATGGCGACGCCGTCCTCACGAAGACGCAGGCGCTTGCCGGTATCGGCTCGGCCTCTTCCGCCGGCGACTCGGTCCTCTCGTTCATCGTTTCGATGCTCGGATCGGGAGGAGCTTCGGCCGACGGAGACTCGGTCCTCTCGGCGTTCCAGGCACTCGAAGGTATCGGCTCCGCCGCATCCGCCGGAACCGGAGTCCTAACCGCGAAGCAGTCTCTCGTCGGAGCCGGTGGTGCCGCCGCAGACGGCGACTCCATCCTGTCGGTCCTTAAGGGACTCCTCGGTGTCGGTTCGGCGAGCTCGGCCGGAGACTCCGTCCTCGGAAGTATCCAGACACTCGAAGGAGTCGGCTCCGCCGCCGCAGACGGCGACTCTGTTCTCACGGTCACGACGATCGTTCCTCTCTTCGGAATAGGTTCGGCCGCGTCTGCCGGAGATTCAATCCTTCCGAAGACGCAGGCGCTCACCGGAACAGGCTCGGCGGCGTCGGGTGGCGTCGCCACCCTCTCCTCGATACAGCTCCTCACTGGCTCCGGAGCGGCTGCTGCCGACGGAACAGCGAACCTCACGAAGACGCAAGCACTCGAAGGAGTCGGGTCGGCGGCGTCAGGCGGAGATTCAGTCCTTGAGAAGGCGAAGTCAATATCCGGATCGGGA